GGAATACATCAGCCGATCCGTCCACTATTCTATTTCCCAGGACCTGTATCACAGCTCCTGCAACTGATTGACTTGGAGTTACCTGAACGGTAACACCGTCGGTGCTGAGCGCAGAAATAGTCGTACCTGCCGCTACACCACGTCCAACCACACGTTGACCGATCCCTTTTATATTGGCCATCACATTGCCAACAGTAACATTGCCCATGGTCAAGGTGGTGCCGTCAATAGTGCAGTCATTACCTTGACATGATACCTTAGGATAATCCATGTAGTTACAGTAAACGTCTCTCATGGCAATGCCGGCTCCACCGGTCACAGTGATTGACATGGGATAGGCCCCAGCGAAATCAGTTGGAAATAGGCCGCTGGTATCGGGCACCGAAAACAGCACTGGTGCATTTATCAAATCAACGTTGGGCGTAGGTAAAGGTTGATCTTGAGTACTGACTGCTCCACTAAAAACTGTGGTACCATTTATGTTTGCGGTCAAGGATACTGGCGTATTTCCATACGCATATCCGTAAAAATTCATTGTTCTGTTTTGAGCCATTGTAGGAATCTCCTGTGTTGTTATTTATCTGCGGCGATCAAGACTGATCGCAATGCTGAGTCAAAATACGTTCTTGATGCCATTCTGCAGCATGTGGCCCTACAGCATATTCTTGAAAACAAGGTGTGCCCAGGGTATAGTGTAGCAGTTTGGCCGCTAGATTAGGGCCAAACTCGTCGGGCAACCAGTTCCACTCAATGGGCAAAGCACCAATATTGGCATCACAGATCCAGCTGAATCTATGTAGATAGCTACCGGGTTTTTGAGCAACAAATTCAGGTGTCAATATTGTGTGTTCCTGTGCCGAGCAGTTCCATAGGATCACACTGCTCCAGTTTTTACGAGGATAATGGTTGTTGCTATTACCCAGATACTTGGTTGCACTATGAGTATGGTAATCATGCTTGACTACCTGCAATGCAACACCGGGATCTTGTAGATTCCACAGTTTGACAATGTCGTCTCGCAAGAGCATATCTCCATCCATGTAGATGGCCCGACCTTGATAGTTCATAAGATGTGGAACTAAAAATCTACTGTAGACAAAAGGATTGCTGGCATCAGTATGTGTTTCGTTATATCCTGACAGGAGATTAAGTGCCAATGGTACAATGGCCACCGGCTGACTGGCCTGTCGTATTATGCTGTTGACGCAGGTATGATAAGCTATGGCCTCTCTTGGATCATAACCAACAAAAACTGTGATCATTTTCGTTCAATATCTTCTTCTACACAGGACTCACCGTACTGTATCTCAACTATCCTGCAGGGTTTATCTGTGATGTTGTACAAACGATGCCAGGTTCCGACTGGAATCTCTATGGTATCGTGTAGATTTAATCTACGAACTTCCGATTCTGTATCGACCTGGGCGGTTCCTTCGCTGACTTGCCAGTGTTCAGATCGCTTGAAATGCCGTTGCATGCTGAGACTACAGCCAGGATTGACTGTGAGTTCTTTGACCTTCATACCAGGCACCTCGTGCAATACACAGTAGTAGCCCCAGGCACGATCGGTCTTCATTGATGCCCCATGTAGGTCAAGGCCTTGTTCAACCAGATCAAGGTCAGTTCAGATTGGCGTACTTCGCCAAAACGATTTACGCAATCTTTAGCGGTCAGCGGTAGCAGGTCTTTTTCGGCCAGGTCGTACCACGAAGTCTTACGCGGGTCCATGGGTCTAACAGTGCTTTTATAAACCACAGCACTGATCCACGGATCGTTGGCCTCCTTAAGGAAGAAACCATTTTTGCAATCCCAGCCCGAAACAGCCAACATGTGTATTAAACTTACAACCGTGAAGTGATTGTATACTCCAGATTCTTGTGTAAAATGCTGATGACCTCTGTACATATTGGTAGTCTGTGGTACAGTTATGGCCAACATGGCGCCTTCGGCGGCGGCTTCCCACCACTGTGCCAATGTAGCCACCGGATTGAGACAGTATTGAAATGCGTCATGACACCATAGCACATCGTATGGTTTACCATCCAGCAGTTCTAACGGTTGTTCAAAATCTTGGCTGTGGAATTTGACATTGTCTAAGCGATCGGCTAGAGGCAAGGCTGGTACCAAATCTAGTCCCTTGCACTGTATATTAAGCGGTTGTGGACTATCATCTCTAGTGGTCCTGGTTGCCCACCATTCAAGATCTGTGCCTGTACCACAGCCAAGATCCGCTAGGGTTGTAATGCTACTCATAAAATCATCATACTCATACAGCATATCTAATATGCGTCTGCTATGAGCATGACTCTGTTGTGCGGTTGCAAATGTCATATCTGTATATCTTCCATACCAGCGGCTCTAAGTCTTACAATATGGCCCAACATAAAATTCTTGCTTTCGTAGGCTTTGATTATGCCTAGGAATTTGTTTCTTAACAGGGCCACTTCATTGATAATAGTTTCAAAATCAATCACTTCGTCTTCACCGTCTACATATTTTTCAGCGTCTCTACTGGTTAATGCTCGGGCATACCCTTCAAGATACTTTTGAAAATGCTTGCGACGTATTTTTCTCAACTGTATGTTGAGATAGTTTAATACTGCTTCAATTTCCTGCAACTGATTAAATCTGCGTTCGGTTATACCGGGCAAGTTACTGATATTTTTTTCTACTAGGCCGCCGATGCTACAGTCACGTCTGGCTTCATCTAGCTCGCCTTCGTAGTAGGCAATAAAATCAGGAATGTTACCTAAATTACTAATAACTTTGCTATACCACATGTTCTAGTTCTTTCGTTAGCCAAGGAAATGTTTCTTGCCAGTTTAAATTACGACGACAATCAATTTCATTTAAAAAAGTGCGCAACTTTGATAGTTCGTTGTTGTCTCTTTGATGAGAGTTAAACTCTGATTGTAATCCCCGCATCATATTTTGAGCATTGGTATGTTGCCATGTATCATTGGGCATTTGGTCAAGAATGTCTTTAAAATCTTCATCAAAAAATCCAGCGCCAAATATTCCAGGATACAAATGCGAGTTATTTACGCAGGCCATAAAATAGTGCCCTACAGGTCTTGTTCTCCTATGTTCATTGATATATTTGAGTAATGCTGGCATGCTTTTTATACCTAGTCCGGTGATAGTTTGATTGATATTCAAAGTCAACCATTTTTGATCAGCTACATAATCAAAGTTTTTTTGCCACTGCGCCATGTCAATTCCGTAGCGTATATATTCCTGTTCTGCTCCCCAACAATCAATACTGGCAGTTAAATCAAAACGTTTTATACGTTGCGTTGCCAACAGATTTCTTATTCGTTGAATAAATTTTTCTAGTTTGACTGAGGAAATCTTAAGGTTGGTCACTATGTTAAATTCTAGTTCTGGATTGTGATGTGTTTCTAAAAAATCCATAACTTTTTCAAACTGTTCCTGATAAAACGGTTCGCCACCCAGTATATGAAATCTAGCTAGGGATGTTGAATTTTTTTCCATCCATTGCCAAAATGCCGCAGACAATTCTGTGTGACGTTCATGTCGAACTGCAGAATTTTTTATCTCAATTCCATTTTGAACAAAATTACCAAATCTTTCGTTTTCCTGTTGTATTCGACTGCTAAATCCATCCCAACAGTAAATGCAACTCATGTTGCATACATTATCCAAGTACACTTCTAAAATTCTAGGAGTGACCTTGATTGCAACAGGATCTGATTCTAGTTCCGGCGGTGTCAAGTTGGGTATTTGTAGATGGAATTGCCGGTCACTTTGTCCACCGGCATCCTCAACATTTTTACAATACTCGCATCCACCAGTGGGCCATTGGCCTTCCAGCATAAGGCGACGATCGGCTAATTTTTTAGGAGTATTATGAAAAGTGTCAAAATCTTCTGGATTTACAACTGTTTGGCCAACTCTATGACACGAGTTAGTGTTGCCAGTATACAGGTGTATAGTACTCCAAGTCCATTTTAATTGGCATGCAGTTTCTGTGCGAATCGGAAAATACCGATCAGTCATTAATAATCCTCGTACTCATCATCCTCATCATCTGACAACTCATCATCTTCCTCTTCCTCAACATGATCTTTGAGATAGTGTGCCAAAGCACCTTTGACATCTGAATCACCTTTGAATGCATCTTTGATATCGTCGGCCGAAACATCGTTGTCAATCAAGACCGAAACCATGGCTTCGGCCGCTTCATCACGATCTACCTTGTTTACATAACGTTTAAGTTCGGCCCAAATTTCATTTGCTAAATCCACTGACATATTATTATTCCTCCGTTGTTGTTTCTTCAGTACTTACCGTTTTTTGATTGTTAAAGTCGGTCATGAGTTTATCTAAGCAACCATTTTCGTTGGCTTCCCACTTTTTGCGGAACTGTTTGATGATTTCACCGTCGCTAGTGACAAATGCTAGACTGTTGCCTTCTTTCTTGAGCAGGCCACGTTTTTCGGCCATGTCTACCATGCCCGAGTATGGATTCATACCTGTTTCATACGGAATCTTAACCTGTACACCTTCAAACGGTTTTGCGTAACGTGTTTTCATTACCTTACAGCCAGCACGGATACCCATAACGTCAGTAATCTTGTTGCCATCCTCGTCTTCTTTGAGTTTCATTTTTTTCATGGCAACTACAATACTTGACGCATATATAAATCCTTGACCTCCTGAGATCTTGTCATCTGGATCAAACATATCCTGTGAAGCGTAGGTATGGTTTGTACAAACAAGACCTACGTTGTAACTACCAAACATGTTTACACAGTTACGAACCAACGCTGTAAGTGCTTTAGGCTTACGGCCTAAGTCGCCTTTCATTTCGCCTGCATCAAATTGATTTACATCAGTTGGTGTAAGTAACATGCCTAGTGAGTCAATAACAAACAGGACTTTTGGACGTTCACCATCTGGAAGTGCCTTGTAGTCACTCATGAACGTACTAATTGTCTTGGCCACATCATCAATCATGGCCATACTTAATTTAAGCAACTTGCTATCGCTTGTGTCAACACCAAGTGCTTTGAGCCAATCCTCATCCAGTGCGTTTTCACTATCAATTAGGATAACAAAAATACCTTGCTCTTGTGCGTTTTTAATAATGTTGCCTGAGCAGAAATAACTCTTGCCTGCGCCGGATTCACCGGCAAATACTGTTACTTTACCAAGCGGAATGCCTTTGTTGAAATCTCCTGAGATCAAATAATTTAAAGCAAAGTTGCCTGTGCTGATCCAATCTGTTGGATCATTGAATCCAATACTGAGTCCGTCAATGCTTTTTGTAATATCTTTACGGAATTTTGATACGTCAAATGGCTTGGCCATGTTTCACCTCTGTAGTTATATAAAATAATAGTAACACAAGGGTTGCCTCTTGTGTTACTATTTAGACTAAATGCTTATGCCTTTTGACGAGCACGAATCATGGCCAAGATGTCTTGAGCATTGCCGCTTGCAGCCGGTTTAGCTTCTACCGTTGCACTTGCCACTGCTGGCTCTTCGTCGTCAAAGTCACTTGACGTTGTTGATGTAGTAGTGCCTGTTGCCGCAAAGCCACTGGTCTGTGCTGGTGCAGATTCTATCGTGGTACTGCCTGCAGGAGCATTAACACCTGCTGGGCGGAAATACTGACCCCAACGTTCTGTGTCATAGCTTTGGCCATCAACCGACGCTTCGAACATTTCTTTGATAACTTTGAGTTCTACTTCGCCGGGTTTCTTAGGCAAGAATGTGCTCAAGTCAAATAGTCCGTGTTCGGCAATGGCCGCTTGTTCAGCTTCGGTGAGTGCTGATTCTTTACGAGCCCATTTAGAGCCGTTGTAGTCGGCAAAGCCGCCTTTGCTACCTTTGCTGATGCGGAAGTCTAGGCCACGCATCAAATCAGTTGGCAATTCTTCCAACTCTGGATCCATTAGGGCACCTTTGATGGTGGTAAAGATCTGAGGACCAATAATAAAGCGGCGAATTGGGTTGGCTGGAGCCTTGTCGTCAGCAAGAGGATTCTCGCGAACAAAGCCTTGGAAAATGTAGCTACGCTTTTTCCAGTACTTACGACCCATTTCTTCAAGACTCTTGTCTTTGAACCAGGTACGAACTTCGGTCAGCACCGGGCAAGTCTCGCCCCACATTTCTACACAAGGAACTTGCACATAGACCTGTTTGGATTCCATCTCACCTTTGACGCCATTGAATGGCAGACGAATCATGGCTCGTTCTTGCCAAAAGAATGTGTTCTTGGTGTTGCCGTCTGGTAGGAAGCGTAAGGTGCATGATTGACCTTCTTCCATGTTCCAATGTGGGTAAATTGAATTGTCGCCACCTGTGGAGTTACCGCCTTGTTTTGATTCGCTTGCGGCCAATCGTGCGCGAATTTCTGCTAAAGATGCCATAATAGTTGCCTTTCGAGTTTTATGGTTGTTGCCTATCTAAATTTTTAGATTCTAGTTGCCTGTGACTCAAAGAATAATGTGTTCACTTGTGTAGTGTACACGCTTTATTGCTCAGCGTCAATACATATTTATGATCAGTTTATTCTATTTAGAAATTTTAGAAATCGTATTCCAAATTCGATCTGCAACTGTAATTTTGGCGTAGCTGTTCCACCAATCACGTGAATACTCACTATCAGTACAGTAGCAGGTGCCACAGGTTTTGGGTGTTTCACCAATGGTGTAATCGGTTTGAAAATGTGTTAAGTTAATATCTTGTTGTAATACTGTGGATTGAAATGTGGCCAGCAGTTCCCATTCACTCATGAGATATTGTGGCGTGCCGTCTGGGTTTCGATCCCCACCGTTATGAGTTATGCGTTGTTTGTGCCAATTGGCAAAATCACAACCAAGTTGTTGCTCTACATAGTCTCTTAATTGTACCAGGTCTTGAGATTTCATGGTCCTAAAAGGTGGATGACTTACGCACACTTGCTGTCGATCAAATACTCCAGGTGTTACATTTAGAAGTGCCGACACATAGGCATTTTGTTGATCCTGTGTTGGGCCACCGCGTGTGATTGAGTGAGGTACAGCATTGTGTGGCACTGGCGCAGAAAATTCAATGTCGCCATCAGTAAAAAACCAAGTATCAGAGGGTACTAACTGATCTAGATATAGTTTA